CCGGCGCCCCAGCGGGCAACTGTGGGGGAGCTGCGGCGGCGAGGAGGTCCTCGAGCTGGGCGTTGTAGTCGCGAAGCAGGTCGAGCTTCTCGTCCTCGAGCCCGAGGAGCCGGTAGCGTTGGATGTACTCGAGCACCATCTCCTTCGAGAGCTGCAGGTCGTCGGTGGGCTCGGGGGGGTGGTACTCGCCGTCATCGACGATGGCGTCGAGGTTGCGCAGCACGAGGTCTTCTTGGGCGCTGGCCAGGGACTCGATGCTGTCGAGGTCGGCGAAGTCCAACGCCTTCCTGCCCTGGCGCGGGGTGATCATGCCGGCCTGGATGTATTCCTGGATCGTCTGCAGGCGCCCCGCGGGGTCGCGCGGCAACCTCGAGACGGGGAAGCACTGCAAGACGAACTCGTCCGTCTTCACCGCCTTGATGTCCTTCCGCCAGTCGATGGCGGTGAAGGACGTCTTCGATGGCGACCGCACGGGGCGAAGAGCGCCGACGTCGGCCAGCTCCCCAGCGAGCGCCACAGCCATGTTCGCCACCTCGAGGTAGAGGTTGTCGTTCGACCGCTGGGTCGTCCTGTGGCGGTCGCTCTCGACGTCCTCCATCTCGCGAATCGCCACGCCGCTGTTGAGCCCCGCTGGCTTCGTGCCGTGTGCGCTCATCTGCGAGACGCCGGACTTGTTGCGCGCCCGCTCGATGATCTCCCGCGTGTTCTGGAACCAGATCGGGTCGATTGGCTGAACCGTGATGTACTGCGGGGGCTGCCCCACGTAGTCAATGATCGTGCCGACGTCGTTGTTGAGGTGCTCCTTCACAGTCTTCGACCCTGCCTGGCGAAGGATCTTGAAGCTGCCCGCGAGCCGCATGCTCTTTTGAATCAGCTGCAACTCGTAGTTGAGCTCGATCTGGTCGCCCTGGAGCTGCTCGCAGAGCCCCTGGCTCCAGTAGCCCATGGGGCGCCTGCACCACGTGACGCGCGCGAAGGGGAACCAGGGGAACGGCCAGTCTTCCGTCACCGTCAGAAGCGTCTCGTCGCTGACCAGGCTGATGACGTGCTTCCCGCCCTCGAACTCGCCCTTTTCGTTCTCGTTCCCGAGGTGCCACGACTCGGCCACCTGAACCATGTCCGCGACCGACTCCGTCAGCACGCCGCGCGTGTCCTTCGAGACGCGCATGATGGCGTCCTTCTGCTCTGGGAAGTGGCCGGCCAACTCGTCGCGGTCCACCAGCTTCAGCCAGTGCATGTTGCGCGGAGCCCCGTATTGCCCCTCGACCTCGTCAATCCACAGCTCGGTGGCCAGGGCGCGCTCGACACGGACGCGGCCGTTTTGGCCGAAGACATGGAGGAAGCCATCACCGCCGACGAGCGCGTCGCGGAAGGCGTCGAGCCCCTTGTCGTAGACCTTCTCCTCGTAGAAGACACCCTCGACCCACTGGTTGAGCTTCTTCGCCTTGCGCTGCTGCTTGTAGCTGCCGCCCGACGTGAGGAAGTACGGGCGGGGCTTCGTCTCGCCCACGCGCGCGGTGAGCGTGTCCACGACTTCCTGACAGACGTTGTAGGTGACCCGGTCCCGCTGCGCTGTGGCCGCCTGCTGCACCCGCGCATAGGCCCCGCTCGTCGGCAGCGACAGGGAGCCGTACAGGCGTTGCGAGATGACCTGCTGCCGCATTCGCACCGTCTGGGCCTTCTGGAGCTTCTCAATCGTCGACCCGATGGACCGGGCGCACTCTCGCCCCTCGAGGCGCCACCAGTCGCGGCGCACGCCCCTCTCGATGTCCGTGCGGTCGTCGCGGTGAGGCTTCTGTCCGCTCTTCGGCTTGAGGTCTCGGTAGTCGCTCACTTGGGTGCCTCCTCAGGTGGTGTGCATGCGCTGGGCTCGCAGCCGTGGAGGCAGAGCCCGCCGTCTCCGTGCTCGTGCGCCATGTGGCCGCAGGCGCAGCGGTCGGGGTCTGGCGCTGGTTTCGCTTCGGGGTGCTCGATGACGGTCGGCTCGAACTCAACCTCCATCACCCCAAGCGACTTGCCTTCGTCGTCGCACTTGGTGGCCCGGTAGATCTTCACGCCCTTCGAGCGAAGCAGGTCGAGGATGTCGGCGAGGCGCTCGAGTTCGGTGGGCATCACTTGCTCCAGTCGATGAGGTCGTAGTTGGCCCGGTACGGGTCGCGATTGAGTGAGCGGAACAACTCGTCACCGCTCATCCATTCGACGTCAGGAGTGTTGATCCGCTGGAGCCAATCATTAGTCATCTCTTTCGCCAGTTCGTTGAACGAAGCCAGCGTCCCGACGTCAGGTGCGCTCTTCTTTCCGAACGTGCGCTCCCAGCCCTCTTGGTACGCAGCCGAGTTGCCCCCGGGGCCTTCACCGCCGTGCTTCATGAACTGTTTCATGAGCTGGTTCTTCAGCCGCTGCTCGCTGGGCGTGAAGCCGCCGTCGTAGCGGCCCATGCGCTTCTCGCAGGACTTCCCGCGCGGTGCTTCGCTGCCGATTGGATCGCCGTTCACGTGCCCTCCGCAGACTCAATCTCTGGCGGAAACTCGGGGCGATTCGCCTTCAGCAACCGCTCGCGTTCGGCGAGCTCCGAGGGCGACCAGCGCACTGCTGGGGCGGGCGGGCGCTGTGGGGCCGATGGCTGCGCAGGCTCGTCGATGGCGCACCACTGAGGGGCTACGGTCGGCTTGGCTTCGGCTGGCGGCTTCCACGCGCCGGCCTCGCGAAGCACCGCCAACGCCGCGGCTACGCGCGTCGCGGCTGCCTCGAGCTCTGCGACCGTCATGCCGCCGATGTCCTCGGGGCTCACTTGGTCGGCTCCTTCCTGCGAAGCCACTCCCGGATCTCCTCGATCGCCTCCTTGACGGACGCTACGGTCGGCCACGGTGGCTTGGGCTGGCGCCACTGCTTGCGCAATTGCTCTTCATCGAAGCTCACTTGTCAGTCTCCTTCTCGTCTCTTTTGAGCGCTTCCAGTTCTCGCCCAAGAGTGAGTATGATCAGCTCGGGAACAATCAAGACCGATGGACGTGAGGCATCATGCTTCAGCGCCGTTTCAAGGAATTCGTAGAGAGCAGCCGCCGTTGGCTTGCTTACGACTCCATCTAGCGTGTCGTTGACGCTCACAGCCAGCCCTCGAGCTCAGCGGCTTCCGCCTTCGCTCGTCGATTCGCCTCGAACTCCCGCTCCATTTCGGCCTCCTCGTCCTGCTGTTGAAGTGCGGCTTGTGCTTCGAACCACTCCAGCGTGTTGATTTTCGGAGCTGGCGCCTTCGGCTCAACGAACGTCCACGCGAGAGCCCTGCGCCAGGCGTAGAGCGTGGCGTCTGCGATGTCCGAGTGGAAGCGCTCGCTGATCTTCGGCTTCTCGGGATTCGACCGGTCCCACTCGACGCGCATGCAGTCGTCTGCGAAGCGGGAGTCGGGCGGGGCGAAGAAGCGGCTCGTGCGCATGGCGTCATTCAGCAACTCGATGTGCTCGAGTTTCCGCTCCTTCTCCGCGGCCTCGATGGGCACCTGGGTCCGCTGGGTGATCTCCTCGGCGATCTTCTTACCCAGCCCCCCCGTGTCGGCGACCACGGCCATCGGCTGGTAGCGGTCGTAGGCGCTCTTCACCCGCTCCATGAGGGCGGTGATGCTCTGCTTCGCCCCCACCCACTCCTCGACCAGGTCAATCTCTGGAGAGTCGTCGCGCCAGCCCAGCACAGCGATCGCGTCCGCGTCGTCGAAGCCGAGGTCGACGCCGATGACGTAGTGCTGCCACGCGCGGCGCTCGCTGCGGCCGTTGCGCGCGGGGTCGAAGCGGAAGACGAGCGCGTTGGCGTCGAGGACCCAGCGACCAAACCACTCGCGCTGAATCGACGCGTCATCGACCGTCACCCCGCGGCGTTCGAGCTCCTGGGCGAGCAACGCCTGAGGTGTGAAGCCGCTCTTCCTCGCGATCCACGGGTTGTCCACCACCGACCACGAATGGTGCGCCCATGTCGGCGAGATGGAGCAGTCGTGGAAGTAGCCAACAGGCACGGGTCCGGGAGTGCCCACAAGGAAGAGTTGGCCTGCGAAGTCCATCAAGGCCGGCGCAATCACCTCGTCGACGAGCTTCGCCAGATAGGCGGGGAACGACTGCGCTTCGTCGACGATGCAGAGGCCGAGCGCCAGGCCTCGGAACTTCTCGACCTCGCTCTCGTCGGCCGCACCGCTGAGGTAGATTCGCGACCCGTTGGTGAGCTCGAGACAGAGCTCGGCTTCGCTCACCCTCGCGCCCAGCTTATGCCTCTCGGCGAGCTCTTTGACGATGCCCCAGACGAGCCGCTTGGCGTTGATGCGCGAGAGAGTGATGTACAGCGCCACGCACCCGGGCTTCTTGCGAGCAACGTCGATGAGCTTCGCTGCGCACGCGTAAGACTTGCCAGCGCGGCGGGTGCAGACGGCGGTGACCTGTCGAGCTGTCTCGGTGCCGAATGGCAGTTGGCGCTCGAAGAGGATGGCCGAGAGGTCGAAGACGGCGGCTTCTGCGCCGCGCACCTTCTCGAGCGCCTCAATGCGCCGGAGCAGTTGTGCTTCGGTCGGGTTCCTGGTCATTGACGCCCTCGAGCTTTTCGAGTCGCTCCAGCAAGCCCCTGCCTTGCGTCACCTCGGTCATCTTCCCGAGACACCAGAGCGACCGTACCAGCTGGTAGCCCGTCTCGGTGTCGAGCCTCGAAGACCTCATGTCTCGGTAGACGCGCGCCATCTCGCTCCTGACGTCCATGAGTGACTTCAGACGGAGTCGCTTGCCTTTTTTTGGAATGGAATCGTCAGTTGTCAAGATAGTTTACTCCCCGTAAACGATGCCTCTGACGAGCGCCATCGGGACGAAAACGCGTTCCATGCGCGGCCGATTCGCGAGGCGGTCGTTGTACCGCTGAGTCAACAGGAGCCCAACAGGCATCTGACCCTTCTCGATGGGCACCGCGCGCCCGTCAGGCTCGAGTCGGGCCGGAACGATGGTCACGCTTGGTGCGACAACCGACATGCATTCCGCGTTGAACGGCACCGACTCGGAGAACCTCACCGAGACGATGCGATTGGCTTCGGGTGCTGCCGGCTTCGGGGGGTCGCTCATGCAGGCTCCGGGGTGTAGAGGCCGGCTTCCTGAGCTCGAATCAGCAGCCCGCGCACCCAATCTCGGTGCTGGTGGCTGTAGTGCGGCTTGCGCACTTCCTCGGCGTAGGACGCGAAAAACAGCTGCGTCCGCAGCCAGGGTGACGACGAGGTGTCGACGTGCTGCTCTAGCTCGGTCCGGCTCATGCAGCACAAAGAGTCTCACAGACCAGATCTCGTGTCAACCAA